AGCGTATCTTGAACAGATAAACATTCTGACTTTTTGAGCAGAGGGACTGTTAAAACAGTTCTAGGAGTACTATCAATGATAATACTCCCTGCTTGGGTTATAATCTGTCCTCTTTATCTCTTTTGAAAGCAATTTTGCTTTTTCTAAAGACTTTGAAGAATTTGTTGATGGCCTGATGAGTCCTAAATAATTTAGGTTCACCAGGTCTTCGCGAAATTAGTTCAGAAGGTCTTATACAAAGATCCGATAAGGATCTTTTACTAAGATCAGACTCAACTTTAATAAGTCGAAAAAGAATTTTAATAGCGAAACTTAAATCTTTCATATTGGGGTCAAGTACATGATCCGGATAATATTTTGAAATATCATCCGTTCATCATCTAGCCCCGATATTATTATATTTAAGAATTGCTTTTGCTGCAGTTATCACTTCATTTACCCCTGATTGCACTTCATCAATAATATTAATTAAAGATGATTGCATTAATCAGTTTAAATGGTAGGTAATTCGTCCAGGGCTATCAACTCCGAATTTCGAGATTGACTGGAAAAGTCGACCTCGTAGGTGGTTGTAGCCTTTATGGAATTTATGTCAAATAAAAGGAGCTTTCGTTCCTTCTATTGGATCATAAGTAAAAACAGGTTCAGATGCAAAAGTAGAAAGATCGTATGAAAGTGCTTGATTTAATAGCACTTTACATCGACTGTCTAATTTTGTAGCATAGCTAACTAAGAATTCGGTAAAACCAACTAGAAATAGTTTGTATCCGAACCTTAATGATCTAACCAATGTTTTTCGAAAAGTGATATCAGTTAATCCTAATCCAAGAATTAAATATCTAACTTTGATATTTAATTTGAAGAAGGATCTCTGATAACCGGTTACAACTCTGTAACCGAAACCAGCAACCCTCAATGCTTGTGGAATGTTTAGTTTATATTTTCGTATAAACTCCAAAAACATTGAAATGCTAATTTGAGACATAAAAAATTCTTTAAGAGGTATCGGAGAAACATTTTCTCCTTTGTAGAATGTTCTTTTTGCAAATTCTAATGCATCTCCAGAAGGAGATATAATAGATTTGTTTAAGTTACACTCTACACCAATTTTAGTAATTATTTTATGGTATCTTTTAGCTACGATGGTATTGAAAATTACAATATCATCCCCTAAAATAGCATAATGAGGGAAATAAGTTCTTCTAAGACCAAAAACTTCAAAGGCTGCGAACTGCACGATAAGATGATGTGTCATTGCTAACATCGCTCAACTCGATAAAGCACCCATAGGTTGACCTACGGAGTAGAAGACTTGGTCTCTACTTCGAGGAACTTTATAGGGTCTTTTGACTAACAATGTTTCTCAACTTTCTCCTTCTATTTTAGTCAGACCAAAAATCTGACAAAGTAAAGGAGTCTGAAGAGATATTGGAAGTCTATCGGTTGCCGATGAAAGATCCATAGAATATAGTGGAAAATTTTTATATTTTCTACCAATTCTTCAAATTGGACTCAATTGATTAAATGTTCCATCCACAGCTCTATTTCTATCTAGTATAGAAAATAAAGCTTTGTGAAGTGGATACATTATTCATTGAGTTCATGGATCTACCATAGCAAAGACTCTCATTTTACCAGCTGCT